CGGAAAGGGTGTGTCGGAAAGCACCCAGAGCCACGCCCGACCAAGCGCAGCGCATACCAGCGGAGGCACTCTAATATGGATATAGATAAACCATCCCTTCACCTTGTAGGGGACACAGGCAAGGACAAGCTCACCAGTAAGCAAGAACACTTTGCCCAGCTAGTCGCATCAGGTGAGCGGTTAACCGATGCCTATAGATCGGCATACAATGTGAGCGAGGGGACAAAACCAAGTGCAGTCTGGACCAACGCATCTAAGCTGGCGACACAGAACACTAAGGTCGCACTTAGGATTAAGACGCTATCTGAGGAAAACGCCGCACGAAAGCGGACAGACGATGAGAAGCTGAGAATATGGATCACTGACAGGTTGAAGCATGAAGCCATGACCGGCAGCGATACGTCGCGGGTTGCGGCACTGACGCAGCTTGGCAGGTCGTGTGCATTGTTTGAGGACCATGTTTCCACAAGCGACAAAGCTGATCGCACTGCCCACGATATTGAAGCGGAACTACAGCAGAAGCTGGCGCGGTTTATGTCTGATTAGGGCCAAACCCAAAATTACTGTCATAACAAGGGGTTACGGGGTGTTTTTTTGCAGTCGGCGAGACCCCACCCGCCCCCGCACCCCCCGTTTGCGCCGTCGTATGGTCGTCATGTATACATGATGTTCCACACAAACAAATACCCCTGAAAAATAATACCCCCTCCCCCTTTGTTTTTTAGTGCCGATGTGGTGTTGTTTTTGTACTGGGGTACAAATTTCAAAAGGGGTCTAGGAATCATACCCCCCTATATATTTCTCACTACAGGAGATTGAATGTTGATACAGCGTGGTGATGGTAGGATGGCGCATTTGGAGAGTTTAGGACTTTGCCCAAGGTGTGAGTCGTACTTGCGGGCTGATAACCGGGGGAGATGTCGTGTTTGTAAGCTTGCGATAGCATACTGCATCGATGAAGGGGAGGAAGAGATCTACCTAAAAGAGGAGGTCTATAGTTCATGTACTATATAGAACTATGTATTATATATATATACATGAACATTATGTACTATATAGTTCAGCCGAGGCACTTATTTCTCCCGGTGTCTCCGGCGAGGCAGGGTAATTCCTCCACTCTCCTCGCCGTCACCGCCTAGGAAACTAGATGAACCAGATAGCCGGACTTAAAAACAAACTTCAAAAGCTCCCACCAGATCAAAAACAGGAGATTCTGGCACTCCTGTCTGAACTTGAAGAGGTGAAGGGTAAGGAAGAGTCCAGAACAGACTTCCTCACGTTCGTGAATCGCATGTGGCCAGCCTTCATTAGTGGCAGACACCACAAGGTTATGGCTGAAGCCTTTGAGAGAGTAGCAAACGGAGAGCTAAAGCGCCTGATCATCAACATGCCGCCTCGACACACCAAGTCAGAGTTTGCTTCATACCTGTTCCCAGCATGGTATCTAGGCCAATACCCCGAAAAGAAGGTTATCCAAACCGCTCACACTGCCGAACTGGCCGTTGGATTTGGCCGTAAGGTGCGTAACCTGATCAATCAGGAAGATTATCAGGAAGTTTTCCCCGGTATTGAGCTTTCAAGCGATTCAAAAGCAGCCGGACGTTGGAACACCAACAAAAAAGGTGACTACTTCGCTATTGGTGTCGGCGGTGCAGTGACTGGTAAGGGCGCGGATGTCCTGATTATTGATGATCCGCACTCAGAGCAGGATGCTGCGGTAGGCGCGTACAACCCTGAGGTCTATGACAAGGTTTACGAGTGGTATACCTCTGGACCTCGACAGCGTTTACAGCCCGGTGGGGCGATTATTGTCGTGATGACCCGGTGGTCAACGCGAGATCTTACCGGACAGATCGTTAAATCGTCCGTACAGCGCGAAGGAGCCGATGAGTGGGAGGTTATAGAGCTTCCTGCCGTCATGCCCTCTGGTGACCCCCTGTGGCCCGAATTTTGGCCTATTGAGCAGTTAGACAGCCTCAAGGCTGAACTGCCTGTCTCCAAATGGTCTGCTCAGTACCAACAAGACCCCACCTCAGAAGAGGGCGCACTCATCAAACGGGAGTGGTGGCAGGAGTGGGAATACGAATCTCCGCCAAGTTGTGATGCGATTATCCAGAGTTGGGATACCGCCTTTCTGAAAACACAACGCGCCGACTACTCTGCCTGCACTACATGGGGTGTTTTCCATCATCCTAATGAAAATGGGGACTCAATCCCCAACCTAATCCTGCTTGATGCCTACAAAGAAAAGCTGGAGTTCCCTGATTTGAAGAGAGCCGCCTACGAAAAATACTGGGAGTACGAGCCGGATCAGATGATTGTTGAAGCAAAAGCTGCCGGATCTCCGCTGATTTTCGAGCTTCGCGCTATGGGGATTCCGGTGACAGAGTTTACACCGTCGAGGGGTCAGGATAAGATAGCCCGCGTTAATGCCGTTAGTGACCTGTTCGCATCCGGCATTGTGTGGTGTCCGGCTACAAGATGGGCTGAAGAAGTTGTTGAAGAATGCGCTGCTTTTCCTGCTGGCGATAACGACGACTTGGTGGACTCCACAACGCAGGCTCTTTTGCGATTCCGTCAAGGTGGATGGATCAGAAGCTCAATGGATGAGTGGGACGACGAGCCGATCTACAGAAGACCGGTTGAATACTACTAAGGGGACTTAGAATGGCAGTCGAAAAACCAATGATACCAGCGGACATCGATATAGAAGATACCGATGCCGTAGAGGTCGAGATCGTTAATCCAGAATCCGTTTCGATTAGCGGTGATGATGAGTCAATGGTAATCGACTTCTCAGGCGAGATGGTCGAACAGATCATGGGGCCAGACCACGACGCAAATCTAGCCGAATACATGGAAGACTCAGACCTTGAGGACATGGCGTCAGAACTGATTACAGATTTTGAGACAGACAAACAGTCCCGGCGTGACTGGGCAAGAAGCTACACACGCGGCTTGGACCTCCTTGGCATGAAGATCGAAGAGCGCACCCAGCCTTGGCAAGGTGCAGCAGGAGTGTTCCACCCGCTTCTCACGGAAGCCGTTGTTCGCTTCCAAGCACAGGCAATGGGGGAACTATTCCCTGCTTCCGGGCCTGTCCGTACAAAGATCGTTGGCAGAAAAGACGCCGAAAAGGGTGAGCAGGCCCAGCGTGTCGAAGAGGAGATGAACTATCTCCTAACAGAAAAGATGACCGAATACCGCGATGAGACAGAGCAAATGCTGTTTCGTTTGCCGCTTGCCGGTTCTGCCTTCAAGAAAGTTTACTATGATCCGCTTATGGAGCGACCTGCTGCGATGTTCGTGCCAGCAGAGGATTTTGTCGTTTCATACGGCGCATCCGATCTAGCTACATGCCCACGCTACACGCATGTGATGAAGAAGAACTCAAACGAGATTGTCGAGCTACAGGTAAACGGGTTCTACCGCGATATCGAACTACCAGATCCAGAGCCTGATTATTCAGAGATTCAGGAGAAGTATGACGAGATCGACGGAGAAACAGCAGTCATTGAAGACGATGACCGGCACACAATCTTGGAAGCTCATGTCGATTTGAACATGCCAGAGCCGTTTGATGATCCTGATGGCATAGCCCGTCCATACGTTGTTACCCTAGACAAATCGTCTAGGATCGTCCTGTCAGTGAGAAGGAACTGGTATGAGGGAGATCCTAAAAAACGTAAGAGACAACACTTCGTACATTATCGCTACCTACCCGGCCTCGGGTTCTATGGAACGGGCCTTATTCATCTTATTGGCGGTCTTGCTAAGAGCGCCACTTCTATTCTTCGTCAGCTTATTGACGCTGGTACGCTATCGAACCTCCCTGCTGGCCTCAAAGCTAGGGGTCTTCGCATTAAAGGCGATGATTCGCCTCTCATGCCGGGTGAGTTCCGCGATGTGGACGTACCGGGCGGTGCAATTAGGGATTCGATTGCATTCCTTCCTTACAAAGAACCGTCCTCAGTCCTCTATCAACTGCTTGGAAATATCGTCGAAGAGGGGAGACGGGTTGGCTCCGTTGCGGATGTACAAGTTGGAAACCTCAACCCGCAAGCCCCAGTAGGAACAACGCTTGCTATCATGGAGCGGAGCATGAAGGTTATGTCTGGTGTACAAGCCAGACTACATGCAGCGCTTAAAAGAGAGCTTGGTCTTCTTGCTGTGGTCATCAAAGACTACATGCCGTCAGAGTACGCATACGAGATGGACGGTGATTTTGATCGACGCAAGGATTTTGATGATCGCGTCGATGTTGTTCCGGTATCTGACCCGAATGCTGCAACCATGTCTCAGCGTGTTGTTCAGTATCAGGCGGCCCTACAGCTGGCGCAGCAAGCCCCTAATCTTTATGACATGGGCAAACTGCACCGACAGATGCTGGAGGTTCTTGGCATCAAGGATGCTGATGAGATCATTAAGCTGCCTGACGACATCAAGCCAGCAGATCCGGTTACAGAAAACATGGCGATGCTGAAGCAGGAGCCTGTCAAAGCGTTTAAGTATCAGGACCACGAAGCACATATCCAAGTTCACTTGGCAGCGGCACAAGATCCAAAGTTGCAAGAGATTGTCGGGCAGAGTCCGTTTGCCGGTGCTATCCAAGCCGCCATGTCCGCCCACGTTACAGAGCATGTGGCGTTCCAGTACCGCAAAGAGATTGAAAAGAACCTTGGCGTTGGTATGCCAGACGAGGATAAGCCGCTCCCAGAAGATGTTGAGATCGAAATATCCCGTCTTGCTGCTGAAGCAGCGTCAAAATTGTTGAAGAAAGATCAGGCAGAAGTGGCACAAGAGCAGGCCATGAAGCAACAGCAAGACCCACTGACACAGATTCAACAGCGAGAACTTGCCTTGAAAGAAGCTGAGTTTGAGCATAAAAAGCAGCTTGATGTTGCTAAATTGCAGTCAGACATGCAGTCAAAGTCTGCAAATATCGAAGTACAGAAAGATCGTATCGAGTCGGAGGAAAAGCGTGAAGGCGCTAGACTTGGAGTCAAAATCGCCCAAGACGCAGACGATGCGCGTCGTGAAGACCTCAGAGACGGCATTCAGCTTGGGCGTGAAATAGCTAGGGAGATAACGGGTAACGATGAATGAACTTGAAGCCGTGAGGCAAAAGATCCGTGAGTACATGAACCACATAGCGGATCATATGGCTGGTGGGGGCTGTGAGGACTTTAGTTCCTACATGCGACTTGTTGGCAAAGTAGAAGCACTTGCGTTAATAGAGCGAGATGTACTAGATTTAGAAAAATTACTTCAAGACGAGTAATACGGTTAGAACCGCAAGGTACTGTGAACCTGAATCACTGCAAGGAAGACGGATGTATTCTGCAACAAAAGAAGTCGATCAGAAGGTCGCAATCAAAATACCAGAGCCGACAGGCTACAAACTCTTGATAAAGCCTTTAGAGGTTAAAGAGAAAACGGACGCTGGCATTTACATGCCTGACTCCCTGAAATCAGCAGAGCAGACAGCTTCAGTTATTGGCTTCGTAGTCAAATCTGGGCCTGATGCCTATAACGATCAGGATAAATTCCCGAATGGCCCGTACTGCAAAGAGGGCGATTTCGTTATTTTCCGGTCTTATTCCGGCACACGCTTTAAAATTGATAATCAGGAATTTCGTTTGATCAATGACGATACTGTGGAAGCAGTTGTCGAAGACCCAAGAGGATACAAAAGAGCATGAGTACAAATCCAGCAGAAAAGTTTGATGATGCACCTCTGGAAAATGAGGTGGATATTGTTGATACCGGCGATCTAGAGGTCGATATTGTTGATGACACCCCTGAGCGGGATCGTGATCGGACTAAGACAAAAGAGGCCAAAGAGCCGGAATCAAAAGATGATGAAGAGATCTCCAACTATGGAGAGAATGTTCAAAAACGCATCAAGCAAATCAAATATGAGTACCACGAAGAACGTAGGGCGAAAGAAGAGGCCCAGCGCATTCGTGAAGAAGCAGTTTCTTATGCTCAAAAGGTTCAAGAAGAAAACAACAAATTACGAAAAACTCTTGAAGATGGCGAGACAACACTCGTTGAGCAGGCAAAGGGCCGGGTAGAAGCTCAGATCAATAACGCAAAAGCTGCGTATAAAGAGGCTTATGAAACTGGCGATCCAGATAAAATCATAGAAGCCCAAGAGCGCCTTACGGTCTTACAAAACGAAAAGTTTAAGGTTGAGTCCTACAAGCCAGTCAAAAGGAAGGCGGAAACGCCAGTTCCTCAAGCCCCTGAAAAACAGCCGGTACAGCAGCAGAAATATGAAGTTGATGACCGAACAAAGCAGTGGGCATCGGACAATCAGTGGTTTGGTGAAGATGAAGAAATGACTGGATTTGCCTTCGGGGTCCATAGTCGTCTCCAAAAGAATGGCATTGATCCAATGAACCCTGAAAGGGTAGAAGATTATTATAGCGCAGTCGATGAGGCTATGCGTAAAAGATTTCCAGACAAGTTTGACGAGGTTGAAGTTGAGGAAGCACCGGCCCGTCAAACTGGTAACGTGGTTGCCCCCGCTAACCGGAGTGCAAAAAAACCACGCAGAGTGCAGCTAACCTCAACCCAAGTTTCTCTCGCCAAGAGGCTTGGTTTAACTCCTGAACAATACGCGGCGCAACTTATGAAGGAGACATCTAATGTCTAACCGTACACCTCGCTCAAGTGAGTCAAGAGACAAGCAAGAGCGCAAGAAGTCGTGGCAAAGGCCGACAATGTTGCCTGATCCAGAGCCTCGTGATGGTATTGAGTACCGTTGGGTACGCACATCGATCATGGGCGATGCAGACAACAAGAACGTGTCGTCTAAGTTCCGCAATGGGTGGACACCGGTTAAAGCAGAAGATCATCCTGAACTACAGGTAATACCCGATCACGATTCTCGTTTTGAGGGTAATGTTGAGGTTGGAGGTTTGCTACTTTGCGAAAACTCCACAGATTACGTTGAATCAAGAACTGACGCGCACCAACAGATGAACCAAGATCAGCAGGATGCTGTTGATAATAGTTATCTCCGTCAATCTGATCCACGCATGCCCGTTCTGAATCCAGAACGCACGACTAAAACTTCGTTTGGTAAGTAACCCTAACGGGGCGCTTACCATTTTTGAAAATGGCTTGATTAGAAGGAGAGAAATATGTCTTCAGCAGCCGCTCCCTTCGGTCTGCGCCCGATTGGTCGTCTAGACAGTGGTTCTCTTGAGGCTTTCCGTCAGTATCCCATAGCTTCTGGCTACGGTACTGCGATTGCTACAGGTGATATCGTACAACTGGTTGACGGTGGAACCGCAACCACAATCGAAAAGCAGTCCGCTACTGGCGATGATTCGACAGCAATCGACATCGTTGGTGTTTTCCTTGGGTGTTCGTACACAGATCCGAACACTAATCAAAAGACGTTCAGCCAGCTATATCCGGCAAGCACAGCAGCTTCCGATATCATGGCGTATGTCGTAGATGATCCAAATGTTCTGTTCACCATTCAAGCAGATGGTGCGCCGACTAACACTGGTGATATCTATGGCAAGAACACTCTTCTCGTCCAAACTGCTCCTAACACCTCGCTGAAAGTCAGCCGCGTGGCGTTGGACATCTCTGAAATCAGCACAGATGCTCAGAATCCGATTCGGATTATTGACTATCTTGGCGGTGATCAGGGTGACGAAAAAGGTACGTCTTTCCCGATTCTGGTGTGTAAGTTCAATTACCATCAGCATTCATCCACAACTGGCTCGGCGTAAGGAGTAGAAAATGGCTATTACACGCGCACAACTCCTCAAAGAGCTTCTTCCCGGTCTTAATGCACTGTTTGGTCTGGAGTACGAAAAGTACGAAAACGAGCATGCTGAGATCTACGAAACTGAGAACTCAGAGCGTAGCTTTGAAGAGGAAGTCAAATTATCGGGCTTTGGCGCAGCGCCAGTTAAGCCTGAAGGTTCGGCTATCAGCTTCGATTCAGCGCAAGAGTCGTACACCGCTCGTTACAACCACGAAACGGTTGCAATGGGTTTCTCGGTGACAGAAGAGGCCATGGAAGACAACCTCTACGATGCTCTGTCTGCTCGTTACACCAAAGCTCTTGCACGGGCTATGGCGTACACCAAGCAGGTAAAAGCAGCAGCGTTGCTGAACAACGGCTTCACCACTTTCCAGTCTGGAGATGGCGTAACCCTGTTCAACACGGCTCACCCGACTGTAGCTGGTGGCAACAATGCAAACCGTCCGACAACAGATGTTGATCTGAACGAGACATCACTGGAAGACGCAGTAATCAAGATCGCAGCTTATGTAGATGAGCGCGGCCTTCTGATTGCAGCGCGTCCTCGTAAGCTGATCGTCCCGCCAGCATTGATGTTTGTTGCAACTCGTTTGCTGGAAACAGATCTGCGTGTCGGCACAGCTGACAACGATCTGAACGCTATCCGTTCTAACGGCTCTATCCCAGAGGGGTATCGTGTCAACCACTACCTGACCGATACTGACGCATTCTTCCTGACAACTGATGTTCCTAACGGAATGAAGCACTTTGTCCGGACGCCAATGGCAACCTCTATGGATGGCGACTTTGATACCGGTAACGTCCGGTACAAGGCTCGTGAGCGTTACAGCTTCGGCGTATCCGATCCACTTGGTATGTATGGCTCTCGCGGGGGCTGATTGTACCATAGTACAAAATTAGAAGGGCGGGGTTGCACCCGCCCTTTTTTTGTATAAAAATAAATAATCATGATTTCCTCCCTCAACTGAAGCTGCTAATTGCGGCTTCTTTTTTTTTGTTGTATGCTATTATTTACCCTGACAGCTTTAAGCTGACACTAGCCACGACAGGAGTATCACATGGCTACAACTACCTTCTCTGGTCCTATTAAGGCCGGAACAATCAAAAACACCACAGGCTCAACAGTAGGAACTGACGTTGCAAACGTCGGTCAAGTTGTTATGGCCCAAACATTTTCAGCAGATTTATCAGGCGGCGCTCTAGCTGCTCAAGTTACTGATGTTGTTATTCCAGCAAACTCTCAGATCATTGACTGTGTGATTGACGTTATTACCGCAGCCAACAGTACAACCAATCTTAGCGTTGGAGACACAGCAGGCGGTGCAGCCACAATTCTGAACACCTTTGCATCTGGAACAACCGCTGGTCGCAAGTATCCAACAACTGAAGCTGGTGCTGCACTAGCTTGGCAGGATACTGGCACAACAGACATTCGTTTGACTGTTACCGCTTCCGCTGCCACAAACGCAGGTCTTGTTCGTTTTACGATTCTGTATCAGCAAAACAACAACCTAGCATAATGGGGGTCTGTTATGTCTGCTTCTGATGTATTCGCAGTAACTAAAACAGCGGACGCAACCGTCTTTGATGGTCGCGCTAGAGTGCGTCAGATCCAAGTGGTGACAGCAGGATCTGGCAGCCCACAGGTTGTTTTGAAAGACGGAGGGTCTGGCGGTACTACTATGCTAGACCTCGCTTTCGGCACGGGCAGCACATTTTCTGTAAACATCCCTGATAACGGCATCTTGTTTAATACGGATGTGTATCTGGATCTAACGGCCTGTTCTAGTGTGACGGTGTTTCTCTCGTAGGGGTTATTCATGGCAGAGCGTAAGGCTAAGATGCCCCCTAGAAACAAAAAGAACTTTCGTTCCACAAAGTCCGGCGCTGGCATGACAAAGGCTGGCGTTGCGGCTTACAGGCGCAAGAATCCCGGCAGTAAGCTAAAGACAGCGGTTACAGGCAAGGTAAAGCCCGGAAGTGCAGCAGCGAAGCGCAGGAAGTCTTTCTGCGCCCGTTCTGCTGGGCAGATGAAACAGTTCCCCAAAGCAGCTAAGAACCCTAATAGCAGGCTGCGGCAGGCTAGGAAGAGATGGAAATGCTAAACACTAACTTCATAGCCGGGACATTGTTTGTGTCCATCATTGGCATGTGTGCCACAGGGGTAACATGGATATCGTCAACACTGATTGGTGTGGACAAGAACGTGGCTGTCATGGCCGTGAAGATTGACGATAACAGTCAGAAGATCGATGAGCTTCACAGTATGCTGAGGCCAATGTGGGAAGAGTTCACAGGAAGGACTTACGATGACAATCTCGCGAGCTTCCATGCAGCAACAGTTAAAGGGGAATAGGATGAAGAGGAAAGGCAAAGGCTCAGCTAGGCCAAAGTCCATAAGAGAATCTTTGGGGGATGCGTATAAAGCGAACTTGAAAGAAGAAAATTTTCTCGCCCCTAAAAGGTTTGACCCAAAAAGTGGGATTCCAGTCAAGGACAGTAAGGCCCGCAAGAAAAAAGCTTACAATAGGACTATAAAAGAAAACCCAAAGGCTGTCGCAAGAGTCAACAAGCGGGCACAGCAAAACAAAAGTGTGGGCGGCTTTCTAGAAACATTCTCTCCAGCCTACAGCATTGCCAAGGGCAAGGGGCCGATTGGAGAGATGGTTCGTGGCGGAAAGGGCATGGGCGTTCTTGGATTGATGGCCAGCCAAGCTGACAAAAAAAACAAAAAGTCTGGATCAGACGCAATGAAGGCAACCGGAATGGCCGGGGCCGACAGGATGTCTGGTGGTGGCAAGGTGGTGAAGTCAAAGCGCACACGCTCTATCGACGGCATTGCCTCTAAGGGGAAGACCCGTGGCAACCAGCGGTAAGCGCAACTATAGGTCTGAGTACAAGAACTACCAGTCCACCACGACTCAGAAGAAGCGTAGGGCTGCTAGGAATACAGCAAGAAACAGGATGCTTGCTGCTGGGAAGGTGAAGAGGGGCGATGGGAAAGATGTCGCTCATAAAAATGGGAACCCTAGAGACAACAAGAGGTCTAATCTCAAAGCTGTTCCCGCATCAAAGAACAGGTCGTTCAAGAGAACAAGAACGGCGAAAAAGGTAAACAGGAGAGCCTAGGAGGTTCCTATGAGAGCGGCAAAAATGCTTTGCAAGAGCAAGAAGAAAAAGCCGGTAGCCATGAGGAATGGTGGTCTTGCAAAGAAGAAGGTAGATGGCGTTGTAAAAGGTTTGAAAAAAGCCTCTAAACTTCATGCCAAGCAAGCAAAAACCTTGAAGACCTTGAAGTTTAAGACTGGCGGAAAGGCAAAGTCTACCGTCAATAAGGCAGGAAACTACACCAAGCCGGAAATGAGAAAGCGCATTTTCAATCGTATTAAGGCTGGTGGAAAAGGGGGCGCTCCCGGTCAGTGGTCGGCAAGAAAGGCCCAAATGACAGCGGCTGCCTATAAAAAAGCAGGGGGAGGATACAGGGATTAGCTATGAAGCATGCGTTTCTCCTGTTTGTTTTTTTAGGAGTGGGAGAGGACAAAAGGCTCGTTAGCAATGATATGTATTTTGCAGATGTAAATGACTGCGTTTATTTCGCGCAAAGGTTACATAAACAGGGAGAGAAGATAACCGCATATTGTCTGCCGAAGATGGTAGATGAAGACATAAGGCTTTACTAATGGATCCAATTTCTGCAATGGCAACCGCTTCAGCGGCATTCGGAGCGCTTAAAAAGGGCTTTGCTATTGGTCGTGATATTGAGTCTATGGCCTCTGACCTGTCACGTTGGATGGGCGCTTTATCTGACCTTGATCAGATGGAGAAGGAAGCCAAAAACCCCCCAATTTTTAAAAAGCTGTTTAGTGGTCAAAGTGTTGAGCAGGAAGCGATCACCACATTCGCCAACAGGCAAAAGGCTCAACAGCAGCGATACGAGCTACAGCAATGGATTTCCTTGACCATGGGCAAGTCCAAATGGGATGAGCTTGTTCGCATGGAAGGCCAGATACGAAAAAGACGCCAAGAAACTTTGTACAAGCAAAGAGAGCGTAGACGTAAGTTTGTAGAGGTTGTGGCTTGGATCATTGTATTTGGAGCGGGTATTGCCGGACTTGCGGGATTCGTCTTACTGTTGAAGTCTCATACTGCCAACGCAGATCAAATGGTTACTTGCCGTAAGGTAAAGTGTGAAAAATTAGACAACAGACAATTAGTTTGTATATTTAAAGGCGCAAATAACACTATTGAGTCTCAGTTCTTTGAGTATCTGGAGTTTGTGCCAAACGAATATCAGTGTAAGTATGACCCTAATGCAAAAAAAGATATGACCATACAAGAGAGTCTTGAAGAGATACGAAAGTCGAGAGAGTAATGGCTCTAAAAAAGTCGCAAAGAAGTTTGAAGTCTTGGACAAAGCAGAAGTGGCGCACCAAAAGCGGCAAGCCATCTACTCAAGGTTCAAAAGCTACTGGCGAGAGATATCTCCCATCTAGTGCGATAAAATCACTCTCTTCTAAAGAATACGCGGCCACAACAAAGGCCAAGAGGAAAGCTACTAAAGCAGGAAAACAATTCTCAAAGCAGCCCAAAAAGATTGCCGCTAAGACTAGAGCGCACAGGAGAACTAAGTAATGTCAGTAGTGACACCTGATCTACCTGAGATATTTGAAGAGGCTTTTGAGAGGGCTGGCCTTCAAATGACGACGGGGTATGATCTCAAAACAGCCCGCAGAAGCCTTAACCTAATTACATTGGAGTGGCAGAACCGTGGACTTAATCTCTGGACTATCGAAGCTGGCACACAGGCTCTCACTGCTGGCACAGCGACTTATACGCTTCCTGCGGACACTATCGACCTTATTGAGCATCAGCTTAGAACGGGCAGCGGAACATCTCAGCTTGATACTAACGTATCTCGCATCAGCGTTTCGACGTATGCTCAACAAGGCTCAAAGAACACTCAGGGCCGCCCTAACCAAATTTATGTAGACCGACAGGCAACACAGGTGAACATCACCTTGTGGCCGGTTCCTGACCTAAGCACATACACATTGGCCTATTACAGGCTAAAAGGTATATCAGGAGTTTCTTCCGGTGTCGGTACTACAGCAGACATGCCGCCAAGGTTCATACCTTGTCTTGCGGCTGGATTGGCTTACTACATTGCAATGAAGAAGCCTGAAGTGGCGGGCCGTGTGGCACCGCTTAAACAAGAGTATGAGTTTCAGTTTGAGCTAGCGGCAAACGAGGACACAGACTCATCATCTATCAAGTTCGTGCCATACAACACATTCTACGCAGGAGGGTGAAATGCCTATCAAAATTAGACCTACACAACCATCTATGGGTAAGCGGAAGAGGCCATCAACTTCGTCCAGAAAGCCTAAAAACAGCAAAAAGATCACGTCCGCAATGAAAAAGGGCGGCTCCATGAAGAAGAAGGGCTACGCCATGGGTGGCCCCATGAAGAAAAAAGGTATGGCCGCAGGCGGTAAGCTCAAGATGGTTGAGAAAGACGGCAAGAAGGTCCCGTTTTTCGCTGCTGACGGTAAAGGCAAGATGAAGGGCGGCGGCATGATGAAGAAGAAGGGTATGAAGAAGGGCGGCATGATGAAGAAGGGGTATGCCAAGGGCGGATCTGTAAAGGTCAAGTCTGGTGATACCCTGTCTCAGATTGCAAAGTCTAAGGGCATGACCCTCAAGTCTCTTCTGGACGCGAACCCCGGTATCAAAAATGCAAATATGATCAAGGTTGGTCAGAGCATCAAGATTCCGGGCGTTGCTGCTGGTAAGTCTGCCAAGTCTTCTAACCCGTACAAGGGCATGACAAAGACCCAGATGAACATGCTGGCGTCCAAGGATAAGGGCAAGCAGAGGGCGGCTACACGGGGTTCTAGGGCGCAAACAGCGACAACCCCTAGCAATGCGGCCAGCGTAAAAGCATCTAAGGATGGTTCTGCTTCGGCAATGGCTAAGGCCCGTGCGCGTCGTGCGGCGGCTAAGAAGGCACCGCCGAAGAAAACATCTTCAAAGCCAACGAAGAAGCCAAGTATGTTTGACAGGCTCAAGGCTGCTGTGAAGCCCAATCGTCCCGGCTCGGCTAAAATGGCCGGTGGCGGAGCGATGAAGAAGAAGGGCATGAAAAAAGGCGGCGCAATGAAAAGCAAAGGTATGAAGCGAGGGGGAGCTATGAAGAGGTCAAAGGGCGGCACTGTTCGCGGTGCAGGCGCGGCGACTAGGGGCAAGCGGTTCGGTAGAGCTGGATAATGCCTTATCTACAGAGCAACATACCTCATTTTAAGTGTTGGGTGCGCCGTGAATATACTCATAATCACAGCGAATACCACGGTGAGTTTTTGCATGCTATGGCTATTGCGGTAACAACAATTCCTAATCGTTGTCTCAGCTTCCAGATGATTTTTACTGGTTGCGAGACAGATGATGATGATAGCCCAAATGTGCATGGTGGTGCCATGTGGGCTAGGATGCCTATTACTGCTTTGGTTGGAGACACATTGTTTGAGGATTGGCCAGAGCCAATGCCTGTGCATGCGGCACAGCCGTGGGATTGCTCATCTAGGGATCATTCGGTGTACGTTATGGACAGGGCGACTCCTTGTCCGTGGCTTGCAAAGATAGATGGTGAGTTTTATCCAGCGAAATACTATTTTACTGTCGATTACACGGGCAGTGAGATAGCTGACGATCCTGCACAACACAAGCAAAGCCATGTTCTTGAGCTTTTGGACGCTGGAAAGTGGACGGGCAATATAGTGGCTTTGCCTAATAATAGGGTAAGAGTAACGCATCCTGCATGGTTTGAGACGGGAGAGGGCGCGCCTGATTTCCTTCCTTCCCAATATGTGCATTATTCGAAATCTGATCTGGACTACACCTTAGACACGACTCAGATCTTCGATAATTTGTATGCGGGTACAAATGATGACTAACGCTAGGGGCAAATACGCATTTGGTTTCTGCGACAGGACAGGGTTCAGATACTCTCTGGATCAGCTTGTTGACGAGTACCAAAATGGCGTAAGGACAGGTATGCGGGTTGGGTTTGATGTGGTTGACCCAGATCATCCTCAAAACTTTTTGGGCCGTGTAAGAACGGACGACCCGCAATCCCTGTTAAACCCTAGGCCAGACAAGTTTATAGAAGGGGCTGAGGTTACGTTTCCTACAGTTGATCTAGAAACTGTTCAAATAATACCTTTACCCCTAATTAGGGCTAGAGCGGGAAGTATTACTGTAACGGACGCTGTCCCAGTTGATCCTATAGAGGTTCAGCCAACAGGAGTTTCTGCAACAATCAGTATTGGGTCTTTGTCTGTAAGCGTATCCGTAGCATCGACCTTTGACTCAACAGGCGTTACATTAGACTCCAGTAACAAGACTTTTGACGAGGGATAAATGGCAAAGCAAACAGTGGGAATAGGGTCGAGCGCCAATGACGGCACCGGAGACACTCTCCGCGCTGGCGCTGACAAGATAAATGATAATTTTAACGAAATTTACGCTGCGCTAGGAAACAGTTCCAGTGTACTAACTGACATCATAGACGCCAATGGGATTTTAGATGTAAGTTCTGGCGCTAACAAGATCGTATTTTACTACGCCAACCTGAGTGATTTGCCCAGTGCATCAACCTATCATGGGGCTGTGGCTCATGTTCACGCTACTGGCGGCCTTTATTTTGCTCATGGTGGTGTCTGGATAAGGTTGAATGATGAAACCACGGGGCCTGTAACAAAGTATACTGCTGGCACTAGCGGAAGTTCGGCATACACATTTACAGGTCCGGGGGCCACTTCAGGTAACAACCCAAATTTCACCTTCTATAAGGGTCACACTTATCTGATTGACAACACTGCCAACGTGAGTAGCCACCCTTTGCAGATCAGAACATCTAATGGCGGGTCTGCTTTTACAACAGGCGTAACAGAAAATTACAACTCCACAACTGGCTTAACGCAGTTTATCGTTCCACATGAGCCAAGCGATACATCTCTTGTTTATCAATGTACCAATCACTCTTCAATGGTTGGCAATATAACTATAGTGTAGGAGCGTGACGATATGAGCTACGCATCACAGGAGTAGAAAATGGCTTTTACGGGCAAT